CTGTACGGGTCATGGCGTCCGGATCCGGGTCCAGGTGGACCAGAACACCCCGTATTGCCCTCGCCTCAAGAATCTCAGCCACTTTCTCGGCTTCCGAGGGTCCCAGTACCAGAGAGGCGTCCTGAACGCCTCAGATTCACGCTGAGAGGAACCATGGACATCACCTGCGGGGGCTGTGACTCCCGATGGACAGGCTTGACGAGGGCCCACTGCGGGGCCTGTCACCTGACTTTCAACTCAGTCGGTGCTTTCGACAAGCACCGTGTCCGATTTAGCTGCCAGCATCCTGAGACCCGAGAAATGATTGAGGTGGAGGGTATCTGGCGATCCCCGATGGACGACGAAAAGGTCGCCCGTCTCAAGACAGCACCCTAGAAAGGACTCCCTGGAGGAGTCCCAACGACTCCAGGAGGGTCAAGAATGGCCGGTGTTCCCGGTAAGGGCGGTCCCGTCCCCAAGAGATCCGAAGACAGGATCCGTCGAAACAAGCCTGACATCCCGATCGACAAGATCGCGGCCATCGGAGCCGTCGAGGTTCCTCCGCTGGGCCTGGAAGACCCGGACCCCATGGTCATCGACTTCTACGAGTCCCTGAAGAACTCGGCTCAGGCCCGGTACTACGAGGCCTCCGACTGGTGGCTGGCCAAGTTCGCCGCCAAGGCCATCGATGACTACCTGAAGAACGACCGGGGCAAGGCAAAGAGCGCCATGATGCTCCAGACCGTCCTTTCGATGCTGTCGGACCTTCTGATGACCGAGGCTGACCGACGCCGACTCCGACTGGAGATCGAGCGGAACCCGAACGGTGAGGACTCCAACGTCCTCGACATCACTGATCGTCTCATGGAGATGATGAACAGCCAGGCTCAGTGACCGACCAAAGGATCGGTCACGACCGTTCCACTCCCAGGCCCAGTAAGGCCTGGCGCTAAAGCTGCGGAGGGACAGCAGAAACGCTGTCCTGAAGCGACCAACTGCGGTTGAGGCCGGGGGTTGAGGATCAATCTCGCCCTCCTCTCCGGGATTGTAAAGCTCCTCCCGGCCTCCCGCTCAGGGGTCCTCACTACCCCGCCCGTGGTCCGCCACCACAAGGAAAGATTACACCCCGCCTTAGGAGGCGAACCCAAATGGCAAAGCACCGTAAGCCCACTAACCGAAGTAAGAAGCTGGCAGCTCTCGGCGCTGCCTTTGCTATCCCCGGAACCCTTGTCGCTACCTCTGGGGAGGCCCTGGCCGGGCCTCCGGGTGGTTGGGGTCCGATCACCTCGTGTGAGTCCGGCGGGGACCCGACGGCTCAGAACGCTCACAGCACCGCCTCGGGTGCCTTCCAGTTCATCAACGGCACGTGGGCCGCTTACGGCGGCCTGGAGTTCGCTCCTACCGCGAAGCAGGCGACGTACGCGGAACAGCTCATCGTTGCGGAGCGCGCCTACGCCGCGGAGGGCACTAGCCCCTGGAACGCCTCCAAGAGCTGCTGGGCCGGGAAGGTCGGCCAGGAGGAGGTTGACGACGTCCCCTACGAGGCTCACAGCGAGCCTGAGGACGAGGTTCTGACCTCGCCGGTGGAACAGCTCCAGATCCTCCCTGTGGTGACCCCCAAGGGCCAGTACACGCCTGGAGGCTCCGGTTCCTACGAGGTGAAGGCCGGGGACACCCTGACCTTCATCGCCCGGGACTACGGCACCTCCGTGGACGAACTGATGGACCACAACGGGGACATCATCGAAGACCGGGACTGGATCTACGTAGGCGAGAAGCTGAACATTCCGGCCTCTCACCAGATCATCTCCCCTCAGCCTGAGTAAAGGGAAACATGCTTCGACGCATCGTGACTCTGCTCGCGGCAGGCGCCCTTACGGTTTCCCTCGCCGCTTGCGACTTCACTGCAAACGGAACCCTTGAGTGCCATACGCAGACGGATGGCAAGTACGTCTGTACCGGCAGCTCGACGGCTATTCCGGTGACGCCTTCTGTTCCGACGCCACCGCCTACAACCCAGCCTCCAGTCGGAACTCCCGACCCGACCACCCCTCCTCCAGTCACGACTCCTCCTCCCTCGGACCCACCGGTCGCCGAGGCGGCGGCCAAGTTCGGCTGGGGAGCCCCGCTCCCCGCGGAGTCCGATGAGTTCAACTACTCGGGTGCTCCAGGCGAGATGTGGTGGAACGCCGACAACTGCTGGCCAGGGCACGACGGCAACGGCCGTCGCTGCGGGAAGAACACCGTCGTGGACGGCTCCAAGCTGGTTATGACCGGTGACGCCAACGGGGACACCGGGATCATCGGCCAGAAGGACGGCCGTCGATACGGCCGCTGGGAGGCTCGTGTTCGCACTGCCGGTGAGACCACCGGAAACACCTATCACCCGCTGCTGATCGTCTGGCCTGACTCCGACCGATGGCCTCAGGACGGTGAATACGACTTCTTCGAGAACGATGCTCCGGGGCTGAACTCCGTGACCTCGTTCATCCACTACCCCCACGATCCCGGTGCTGTCCAGCAGATCCAGAGGGTCAAGGACGGCGTGGACACCACGCAGTGGCACAACATCGCCATCGAATGGACACCCGACCATGTGAAGGGTTTCATCGACGGTGTGGAGTGGTTCAGCCATTCCGGCGGTGCCAACGCGACTCGAAAGAACATTCAGGACATGCCTTCCGGGCACCTGACGATTCAGCTCGACAACTTCCACGGGACGAGCATGAAGTCCGCGAAGTACGAGGTCGACTGGGTCCGCACGTACGCGCTGTAACATCGCTCCGAAAGGCATGTTCTCATGGGTAAGCACACGTGTTGCCACTGCGGAAACCCCGTGAAGGGTAACGAGTTCTACTGCAAGAACTGTGAGCCTGTGTACTCCGGCAAGTGACCCGATACCCTCCTACCCATGGAGGACTGGACTGCCGTGTCACGAGCCATCACGGCTCGCCTGGCCGAGCTGCGGGCGACACAGATGGATGTGGCGTCCCGCGCCAAGGTCTCCCTGACCACCCTGCGGGAGCTTCAGCACGGGGTCGACACCCGCCGTAGGCGTCCTCAGACGCTGGCGGCCGTCTCAGAGGCTCTGGGGTGGCCCTCTGGCCACCTTCACGAAGTCCTGACCGGACAGGCTCCAGACACTTCGAACGATCCTCTCCAGGATCTTCGGGATCAGGTAGCCGCGCTTCAGGCGCGTGTGGACGATCTGGAGAAGAAGCTAAGCGATTGACCGTCGTCGCTTTATAAAACAGACGGCCTTATGGGAGTAGCGTAGTGGTAGCGCAGCGGCCTCCAAACCCGCATGCCGAGGTTCGATTCCTCGCTCCTGTGCCGGGTGATTAGTTCAATGGCAGAACAGGCGGTTGTGATCCGCCACGTCACGGTTCAACTCCGTGATGACCCTCTAGCGCGGGTACAGGTCATCCGCGTGCCTATAAACGGGAAGCTAGCCCCGATGGCAAATTAAACACCTGACAGCCGGGAGTGGTGCAGTTCGGTTGTGCACGCTTGCCTCATAAGCAAGAGGTCGCAGGTTCAAATCCTGCCTCCCGGCCCTAGTACTGGCACGAGCGTAGTGCTTGATGCATACGTCGATGCCGGTCTTTTGGCATGTTCTAACTAAACATCAGGAGGTCCGGGGTGAGCCCGGAAGCATTGGCTCCCTCCCCGCCTCATTGCGTCGGCCCCGTGTGGCAGAAGACGGTAGACGGTTCCTGGCACCTCCCAGAGAAGTCTCTGGGGCGAGGGATCATCAATTGGCTACACAAGTACGTCCGTTCCCCCGGTGGTGATCACGCGGGTCAGGGTTTCATCCCGACGTTCGAGCAGCTTCGATTCCTGCTCTGGTGGTACGCCGTAGACGACCAGGGAAAATACCTTTATCGAACCGGCGTTTTCCGCCGGATGAAGGGTCACGGCAAGGACCCTCTGACTGCGGCGATGGCTCTCGCGGAGCTTTGTGGTCCTGTCGCCTTCTCCCATTTCGATGCCCAAGGTAATCCCGTAGGCAAGCCCAGGCACGCTGCCTGGGTCCAGCTCGCGGCCGTCTCCCAGGAGCAGACGAAGAACACGTTCGCCCTGTTCCCCATCATGGTGTCCAAGCTGCTGAAGGACGACTACGGACTGGACGTTCACAAGACCATCATCTACTCCTCCGAGGGTGGCCGGATCGAAGCTGTCACCAGCTCTCCGCACTCGATGGAGGGGAACCGACCCACAGCGGTGTTCCAGAACGAGACCCAGTGGTGGGTCGAGACCAACACCGGCCATGAGATGGCGAACGTCATCGACGGAAACGTCACCAAGATCCCGGGATCCCGGATTCTGAGCATCTGTAACGCTCATGTCCCCGGTCAGGATTCGATCGCGGAGAAGGACTACCTGGCATGGCAGGCCGTCGAAGGCGGCCAGGCGGTGGATGTCGGGATGCTGTACGACGCCCTGGAGGCGCCGTCGGACACCCCGGTCTCGGAGATCCCGTCTCTGAGAGAAGACCCGGTCGGACATGCGGAAGGCGTTCAGCGCCTGCGTGAGGGCCTGCTGGTGGCTCGTGGTGATTCGACCTGGCTGGACATCGACACCATCGTGAAGTCCGTCCTGGACGTCCGGAACTCGATCACAGAGTCCCGCCGCAAGTTCCTGAACCAGATCAACGCATCGGAAGACTCCTGGATCTCTCCGAAGGAGTGGGACGACTGCTGGTCCGGCAACCTTGAGCCTCTGCGTACAGGGGAAACCATCACGCTGGGCTTCGATGGGTCCAAGTCCGGTGACTACACCGCTCTCGTGGCATGTCGCGTCGAGGATGGCGCGCTGTTCACCATCAAGGTCTGGAACCCCGAGAACTACCCGTCCGGCGAGGTCCCCCGGGACGACGTGGACGCCCACGTTCACTGGTGCTTCTCGAAGTACAACGTGGTGGCGATGCGTGCGGACATCAAGGAGTTCGAGGCGTACGTCGATCAGTGGGCCGCCAAGTACGGCCGGAAGATGAAGATCAAGGCGTCGCCTCAGTCCCCTATCGCATTCGATATGCGGGCGAACCAGAAGAAGTTCTCGTACGACTGTGAACGTTTCCTTGACGCCGTACTGGAGCAGGAACTGGTCCACGACGGGAACAAGGCTCTCAGGTCCGCTGTGCTCAATGCACACCGTCATCCGACGAACTGGGACACAATCTCTATCCGCAAGGCGTCTAAAGACAGCTCCCGAAAGATTGATGCAGCCGTCTGCGCCGTTATGGCTTTTGCTGCACGGCAGGAAGTCCTCCAGACCGGAAAAACCGGAAACCGGAAGGTCGTCGCTCTCCGTGCGTGACCGGAGGACCCGATATTGACCACCTACGTTGAACACGTCACTGAACTCTGCAACGATGCGCTTACCCGATACCACGATCTTGAAGAGTCAGCGTCGTACTACGATGCGTCCCATCGCCTGAAGGCGATCGGTATTGCCGTTCCTGAGCCCATGAGGTGCCTGACAGCGGCAATCGGTTGGCCCCGAATGTACGTCGACTCCATCGAGGAGCGTCTTGACATCGAGGGCTTCCGTCTCGGCGACAACATGGAGTCGATCGAACGTCTCAAGCAGTGGTGGCAGGCAAACGACCTGGATGAAGAGTCCGGTCTAGCTCACCTGGATGCCCTGGTGTACGGCCGGTCCTTCGTCACTGTGGGCTCTCCTGGACCAGGGGATCCCGAGGGGATCCCTGTCATTCGGGTGGAGTCCCCGCTGAACATGTTCGTGGACGTGGACCCCCGTACCAAGCTGGTGACCCGGGCAGTCCGGGTCTACAAGAACCCGAACAACGAGGCCGAGCACTGGGCGACCCTGTATCTGCCCAACGAGACGGTGCCGCTCACGTTCAAGAACGGCAACTGGCAGGTTGACGGGGACATCATCAAGCACAATCTCGGTGTTGTCCCGGTGGTTCCCATCACCAACCGCGAACGACTGTCGGACCGACACGGAACCTCAGAGATCACCCCGGAGCTGCGGTCGTTCACCGATGCGGCTAGCCGGGTCATGATGAACATGCAGGCCGCCTCTGAACTGATGGCGGTCCCGCAGAGGGTTCTCTTCGGGGTCGACGCTAACCAGCTGGCGCCTAACGGGTCTCCCGCCGAGGTCCTGAACTCCTACCTGGCTCAGATGCTGGCGTTCTCGGAGACCGAGGGCAAGGTCCAGCAGTTCCAGGCCGCCGAGCTGATGAACTTCGTCAACGTCCTCCAGGAGTTGGCAAAGCACGTCGCCTCATACACGGGTCTTCCGCCCCAGTACCTGTCCTTCTCCTCGGAGAACCCGGCCTCGGCCGAGGCCATCAAATCGTCTGAGGCTCGCCTGGTCAAGAAGGCCGAGCGTAAGGGGCGTCTTTTCGGGGGTGCCTGGGAGCGCGTGATGCGCCTGGCAGTCCTGATCATGGACGGGTCGGTTCCCCCGGAGATGAACCTCCTGGAAATCGTGCTCCGTGACCCCAGCACGCCTACGTACGCGAGTAAGGCGGACGCCGCTACCAAGATGTACGCGGCCGGTCAGGGCGTGATCCCGAAGGAGCAGGCCCGTATTGACATGGGCTACACCGCCGAGCAGCGGGCCGCGATGAAGGACATGGACGCCGAGGATCGAGACGACCTGAAGAAGCTCGCCGACATCCTGAAGCCACCGGCTCCGACGGCGCCGAACTCCCCTGGGAACACCACCCGTAGCACTGCGGGCAGCTCCGCATGACCTCTCCCGGCTCTGGGCCGGGCCAGATCACCTACGAGACCACTCCTCCCCCGGAGATGACATATGAGGAGTACCTAGCGGCATCAGCCGCGTTGTCTGCCTGGCTGTCCGCCTACGTGCTGAGCGCATCCGCGCCTTTCCAGAGCATCCCGCTCACTCACCAGGACTGGCTTCAGTACCTGGCCACGATCTACCCGGCGGTTGAGCTTATCCGTAGGGAGCAGGCGGACCTGGCTCGCAGGTTCTACGACTCCGAGAGGGCCAAGCACATCGGCCCCGAGGTCATCGACATCATCCCAGACGTCGAGTTCGAGCTGCCCGTCCTGTTCGAGACCCCGTTCCGGCAGAAGGTCTGGCCGAGGCTGAACATCAACCTTCCGCCCTACGAACCGGACTGGTTCGAAGACGCCATGGATGCGGTTGTTCTGGAGTTCCGAAAGCCGGACACGCCAGACACTGCGGTGGCTCGGACCATCAGTACCGCCGTCAAGGAAGCGGAGAACGGCGGCCGGAAGGCCATCATGTGGGCCGTCGAGGATGACCCGAAGGTAAAGGGCTGGGCCAGGGTCGAGGGCAACGAGAACGTCGGTTCCTGCGCCTTCTGCGCCATGCTGATCTCCCGAGGCCCGGTATACCGTCACGCTGATACAGCGGGCCTGGACGTGTTCGGTTCCGACATGCTGGCCGTCGAGGCATTCAGACAGGCCCAGGCTTCTAGCAACCTGATCCCCCAGGACCTGATGGTCCAGTGGCATCCCAACTGTGACTGCAAGGTCGTCCCGGTCTTCGACTACCGGAACTGGCCGGGCCATGACCAGTACATCGCCATGACCGCTCTCTGGAAGGAAGTCATGCGTGACTTCGAGGATGAGCATGGTCGCCCGCCGAAGCAGGGCAAGGTGAATAACCCGGGCACTCGTGAGGCCCTTAATGCTTTCCGCCGTCGCCTGGAGCGTGGCGAGATCCCAAGCAACATTACTCGACCGCGTTTCGCGGCGTAAACCCCTAATGACCAGCCACCCCTGGAGGGTGGCTTTCTTGTACGCCCAGGAGGCGAAACAATGTCCGACCCTACCCCGACTCCTCCCGCTCCGACCCCGGCACCTCCCAAGGCAGCCGACCCGGACTGGAAGGACAAGGAGATCCGGGACCTTCGTGACGAGTGCGCTGCCAAGCGAGTTGAGAACAACACGCTGAAGGAGCAGGTCGCCACGCTCACCGGACAGGTTCAGACGTCCAACACCAAGATTGAGGAGCTGACGGGCAACGCCAACACGGCCGCTGCCAATCTCCTCAAGCTGACCGTCGCCATCAAGGCGGGTGTTCCTGGTGAACAGGCCGCACAGTTCGCCGAGCTTCTTCAGGGCTCGACCGAGGAGGAGCTGACGCAGTACGCGTCCCGGATCCTCACCTTCAACGGCGGTCCCACCTCTCCTGCCGCCCCTTACGACCCTTCCCAGGGTCGTGGCGTCGGGGACGGCACCAACACCACTTTGACCGCTGAGCAGGAGTTCAACGTACTTCTGCGCCAGCACGGTTTTAATGTTTAGGAGTTCGCCTTAAATGGCTCAGCTTAATGTTGTTCCGAATCAGGTTCTGCACAACCCTGTAACGGGTGCGCCTACGACCACCCCGACCCCGGGTGTTCAGGGCCGACTGAACCTCATGCCGGAGGATCGGCTTCCCAAGTCGATGCTCGGTCCGATCTTCGAGAAGGTCCAGGAGGAGTCTCTTCTCCTGACCAAGGGCCGTCAGGTCAAGGTCGGTATCAACGAGACGATCGTTTCTACCGGGGACACTTTCCCGGAGGCCGGTCAGATCGGCAACGGTACCCTTCTGGAGGACCGTGAGGGTGCTATCAAGCCGGTCGCCGGTCTGCAGTACGGCGGTTCGCGGGCCTTCCGCCCGATCAAGCTCGGTGTCATCGTCACGCTCTCGCAGGAGTACGTGAACGAGAACCCGTCGGGCATCTACACCGCCCTGGCGACCAAGCTCCCGCAGGCCATCACCCGCGCTGTCGACGCTGCGGTGTTCTTCGGTCGTGACACCCTGCGGTCCTCGATGCTTCTGGGCATCACCGACAACGGCTACATCAACCAGACCTCGAAGCGGGTCACCCTTGACTTCAGTCAGGGCGCGGATGTTGTCGACCAGCTCATCACCGGTTACGACCTGCTCACGGGCGACGACGAGTGGGACCTGGACAGCTACATCGCTGCGCCTTCGATCCGCTCTCGGATCGTTACCCGTCGAGACGCGGACGGTAACCCGATCTTCGTTCCTGGTGCTTTCCCGGGCTCGGGTGCCGAGATCAACGTGAACGCGGGTGTTGGTGCCCTTCTGGGTACTCCGGTCGAGTTCAACAAGCGAATCAACGGCAAGATCGGTAACGCCCCGAAGACCGACGTCGTGATGATGGGCGGTCAGTGGGACCAGCTTGTGTGGGGCTTCGCAGACCAGATCACCTTCAAGGTGTCGACCGAGGCCACTCTGTCCGATGGGGATGGCGGCGTCATCTCGCTCTGGCAGACCAACCAGGTCGCGGTCCTGTGCGAGGCGACCTTCGGCTGGCTGGTCAACGACCCCGACGCGTTCATCGCGTACGAGTGGGCTCAGGGGTCGTCTAGCTGATGGCTGTCCTGGTTTCCGCTAGCGGGACCAGGGCTCAGGTTCCTGACCATCTGGTCAGTCTCCTGAAGAAGCGTGGATACAAGGAGGTGGGGGCGACTGAGGTCGCCCCTGCCCCTTCCCCCGTTTCCGGCCCTGAGACCGCTCCTAAGAGGCGTACTCGAAAGCCCCGGGTCACTGACCCTGAGAGCTGATAAAGGACGGACAGGATGGCCTACGCGACCGCTGAGGATATCGCCGATCGTCTAGGCCGTGACCTGGATGAGGGCGAGGAACGCATCGTCTCAGCCCGCCTTGATGATGTCGAGGAGATGATCCTTGCCAGGATCCCTTCTCTACCGGAGAAGGTCGATGACGGAGTGATCCGTGAACGGCTGGTCGTCATGGTGGAATCAGAGGCGCTGATGCGTCTGATCAAGAACCCTGCGGGATACACCCAGGAGACAGACGGCAACTACAGCTATTCGATTAGCACCAGGGTTGCCAGCGGTCGTTTGGAGATCCTGCCGGAAGAGTGGGCACTGCTCGGTATACGAGCCTCGGTGGCGCTTATCGCACCGAAGATCAAGATGCCAGGCTACGGCCTGAAGAAGAATCCCAACTACGACTTTGAGGCGGGCATCTTCCCGATGTACGCCTGTGAGACTCATGTGGACGGCGAGTCCTGCGGATGCCCCGGCTACACCGATTGTGCTGAAGACACAGCAGTGTGGGGCTGACCCCATGAGCCTTCTCAATTCCTGGAACACCGTTGTCACCGTGTACCCCGAGAAGGAGTACATCGACGCTGACGGCAACCGCATGACCACTTGGGATCCGGATAACCCCTACGAACTCAAGGTCATGATTCAGCCACTCCCCCAGTCCGGAACCAGCGCCAGGCGCGCCGAGCAGGACAACGAGGGGTTCGAGATCGAGACCTCTCTGCGAATGAGAGTTCTCCCGGGGGCTGCCAAGATCGATTCACAGGCTCGTCTTGATTGGAATGGCGAGTGGTGGTCCATCATCGGCGACCCTCTGACCTATAACGGATCCAAGAGGACCCGTCATACCGAGTACACCATCAGGCGGAACTAGCCATGGCAGACGTGGATCTGATCAGTCAGGTCGCGATGAACCAGGTTATCAGCCACCTCGATGGTGTCGTCATGTCCGTTCGTAGCCAGGCGCAGAAGATCGGATCAAAAGCAGAGGCAAAGCTCGCCGCCCACAGGGACGAGGGAGACGCCAAGATCACTATCACACATGGTGATGTGGACTCCTTCGTGAACCTTGAGGACAAGGCGGCCTTGTCTATCGAGTTCGGCCACTGGCAGTACATCAACGGTCAACCGACCGGAAAGTACACACCAGGGCTATACATCATAACCGGTGCCGCCGGTCTGTTCTGAGGAGAACCGTGGCGGTTGAACGCAGAATGCCACGGGTAGCGGAAGTCATCCTTCCTCATCTCCGTGCACAGATGCCCGACGTGACATTCACAACGTGGGGACCAGACGTAGACAAACGCTCCTGGCCCTGGGTGAACATCCGACGGTTGGGCGGACTTCCGAAAGATCCCAAGCGCCTGGACCGCGCTGTCATCGAGATGACCGCGTACTCAAGGGACGGTCTCGTGGAGTGCGAGAACCTTTACCTGGATGCTCGCTGGGTCATTTATGACCTCTGGGATCGACAGATCATCACCCCTGGCGTGGGTTACATCAGTTCGTATTTCGAGACGATGGGTCCTACGCAATTCGACTCTCCGTTCGATGACTCGTGGAGGGTACAGGGGCTCATTCAGTTGGGTTTGCGCCCATCTAGACACCCAAGCGAGGATTCTAGCTAATGGCTCTTAATGACGCGGCGTTGTTCACTGCTGCGAAGGGTTTCGTCTACATTCACGACCCTGACACGGCGGTCAAGCCGACCCCGTCCCAGATTTCGGCTCACACTGAGGAGACCGGCCTTGGTGCCGGTTGGATCGACCTGGGTCACACCAGCCGGGACGACCTTCCGGAGTTCGGTTTCGAGGGTGGTGACACCGAGACCCGTGGTACGTGGCGTGCCGCTGCGGTCCGCGAGGTGATCACCGAGCAGGCCGTCGACTTCGTTGTGATCCGGCTCCAGCAGCTCGATGACGCGAACCTTGAGCTGTACTACGGCGTGCCGAACAACTCGACCACCGAGGGCGAGTTCGAGGTCCTGGACTCGGCGTCGTCCACCATCGAGCGTGCACTGTGCATCGTGATGGAGGATGGTGACGCCCGCATCGCGTTCTACGCACCGAAGGCGTCTATCCGGCGTGACGACTCGATCACCCTCGGGGTGGACGAGTTCGCGGTCCTTCCGGTCCGGGCCACCTTCCTGAAGCCCCAGGGCGGTGCGATGTTCGCGTGGATCAACGAGGACCTGCTGAACCTGCAGTCGTCCTGATCTCCTGACCCGGGAGGGCGGTTTCCTGGCGGACCTGCCGCCCTCCCTGCGTTCTACAAGGTCCGCTATAAAACCTAAACTTATTATGAGGTCCGCCACCAATGTCTAACGTTTACACTCTTGCCGACATCAAGTCGGCCATGGATAAGAAGTACGCCCCGCTGGTCGTTGACGGAATCACCTTCCAGAACGTGATGCGCCTGGGCAAGGAGGACCGTAAGAAGGTCCTGGAGCTGGTCGACACCGTCAATGAGAAGGACGAGGACGGTGAGGAGACCCGGGATATGGACGCCATGATGGACAAGATCAAGGAGATCCTGGCCCTCGTCGCCGACAAGGACCCGAAGAAGCTGTTGGACGCCATCGGTGATGACCTGGCGGTCGCCATGCACATCATGACCCTGTGGTCGGAGGCGACTCAGGCGGGGGAAGCCGACAGCTCGCCGAGCTGATCGACGAGCATTCAGACGCGATAGTTTCGGACCTTAGCCTTTACCACGGCATCAAGCCGTGGGAGATCATCGACGGTCCCTATCCTCCTCGGCTTCTACTGGCGTACATCACTAACCTGCCCGAAGACTCGGCCACTATGGCGTCTCTTAGGGGAGGGCCTGAGCACAGGGGATGGGACATGAAGACCCATCTGTTGGCCAGCATTTTCGATGCCGTCCAGAACAACACCTACGTGCTTGTGTCCGCGAACTCCAAGAGGAAGCCGAAGCCACCTCAGCCTGTTCCACGGCCGAAGGTGAAGGAACGGAAGAAGAACCCCAAGGCGAACAAGTTCGCCGCTATGGCCAGGCTCGCCCGCAGACGGGCTGTGAGACAGGCCGAGACTGTGAAGGGAACTGCATAGTATGACGAGTCCGGGAGGACAAGAGGTCGGCCGTGTGTCGATCAGGGTGGTCCCAGATACCTCCCGGTTCCGTCGTCAGCTCCAGGCTGAGCTTGAGTCGATCGATGACACCTTCGAGATCAAGGTCGAACTCGACACCACGGGTCTTCGACAGAAGCTTCAGGCCGCTGCTCGTGAGGCTTCTGCGGGCGTCAACGCGGAGATCGGCGTCGACATCAACAAGTCGACCACTGAGACGGTAAAGAAGTTCGCTGAGGACATCTCCAACCAGGTCTCTCACGTCACGTCCGACGTCGATGTGTCGGATTCCCTGACGAAGACCGCTACCGAGGTGCAGAACAGCCTGGGTCAGGCTGAGGGCAGTTCGGCCCGCATCAACACCCAGTTGAGTGCTGGGGCCAGGGCCATGCGTGGTCTGACAAGGTCCATCAAGGTTTCCGTCAAGAACGCTGACGATCTCCGAGTCAACACGGAGAAGGTCTCCAAGGCGGCCACCGCATCCACCTCCAAGTTCAAGGAGATGGATGGGGCCATCGGCCACGCGGTCATGGACAGGGCCGACCTGTTCCACCGCCTCCGAGAGGCGACTCAGTTCGAGTTCACCCCGGGTCATTTCGGGAAGGAAGACTTCCTCAACGAGCTTGGTCCTGTGGAGAAGGCGATGCGCCGGATCCAGGACTCTTGGGGTGCGGCGGGTGATCTGGTCCGGGATATCCATTTCGAGACCAAGAACGCTGGCCTGGACCTGAAGGACTGGGCCGCTGCCATCCGGGAGTCCCGCCGCGAGGCGAAGGCACTCAAGAAGGACTTCCAGGCGATCCAGAAGGAAGCCCAGTCGGGCGTGGATCCCCTTCAGCTGATCGCGGATAACGCGGTTCGTGTCAAGATTGATGCGGACATCACGGTTCTCCAGAACAAGATCCGCGAAGCCAACAAGGAACTGGACGACCTCCAGCTCCACGGACACGACATCGTCATTGACGGCGAGATCCAGCCTCTCCTGAATCAGATCAGGAAGGCTACTGCCGAGCTTGACAAGCTGGAAGCCAAGCGCTGGACGCCGGAAGTCGAGATCAAGATCGATGATAAGCGTGCCCAGATCGCTGCGCTTGAGGCTGAACTTCAGCGGGTAGGCTCGAAGGATTACACGGCTGAGGTCAAGGTCCGTGTCGACAATGCTCGTGCCCAGCTCGCCGCCCTGCAGCTTCAGCTCGCCCGGCTTGAGATTACAAAGACCAAGCATGAAGTTGAAGTAGAGGTCGACAAGAACACTTTCCAGAACGGCATCAGGGGTGTCCTGTCCAAGACAGGAACCTTCCTGGCTCAAGGTCTCTCGGGCCTCTTGGCAGGGGCCTTTAAGGCCGTGGGGAACATTCTTCCCCAGTTCATGGGCGGGGCTCTGGAGTCGGCCGGTAATGCGTTGCAGGGTGTTGGAAAGACCGGCGCTTCAGCCATGGCGTCCGTCACCGCAGGCATCGCCGCCGCTGTTGCAGCCGCCGGGCTGTTCGTCTTCGTTCTCGGCCTTGTTTCTATCGCCTTGGCTGCCGTGGGTGCCGCTGTCACTGCCGTGTTCGGTTTGGCTGCCACTGCGCTTGCAATCCTCCCGGGCCTGCTGGTCGGCCTAGGTGTCGCTGCCGGTGTGGCGTTCTTGGGTATGGACGGCCTGAAGAAGGCCGCGAAGACCATCCAGCCTGTTCTTGATGACCTCAAGAAGAAGGTCTCGACCGTCTTCGAGAAGGGGTTCACGCCTCTTTTCAAGCAAGTCGGCGATGCTCTCAAGAAGTGGTCTCCTGACATCGTTGATGTCGCGGATTCGTTCGTTCTTTTGGGCAAGACGATCACCGATGCCCTGACGAAGGGCAGCGGGTTCAACAACGTCACCGCCATTCTGAACAACATGGAACGGGCGGTCAAGAACCTCCGTCCCGGCATCGACAACATTATCGACGGTGTTCTGACTCTGGGCGCCCAGAAGTCTATCTGGAGCCTGCTGACCGTCACAGTCAATGAGTTCGGCCGTGACTTCAACAACTCGGTCAACAAGACGATCGGTGACGGCACCTTCGATCGGGCCGTCAAGGGTCTGACTACGGTCCTCACGGCTCTTAGCCGAGCCATTTCCGGCCTGTTCGAGAACGGTCTGGGTGTGCTCGCCGGGGCTGGTCCGGGTATAGGCAAGTTCATTGATTCTCTGACGAACTTCTTCGGACGATTCAACTGGGAGAAGCTGGGCAAGGCTGTCGGGACCGTCTTCGAGGGTCTGGGTCAGGCTCTCGATAATGTCGATGACCAGACCATCAAGGACATCGAGGGCGCCTTTGTTCATCTCGGTGACGTTTTCAAGGACCCGAAGTTCCAAGAGGGTATTACCAAGTTCGTTGAGGCCCTTCCCGCCCTGATATACCTGATCGCCTTCTTCGCCAAGAAGGCCGGGGAGTGGCTGGGTCCGATCTCCGACTTCCTGAAGGTCATTCAGGATCTGCTGAAGGCGTGGGAGATCCTGACAACGCTGCTGGACCGTTGGTTCGGTGGTGGCGGTGGAGTCTCGGCTGGATCCCTTGGTGACGGATTCAAGAACCCGTTCGAGGGTTGGGATCTTCCCGACTGGATCACCAACGGATTCAAGATCCCGGGTCTCGGGGACGACAACGCCATCGACATCAAGGTGACGTTCAACGGTGGGGATGAGCTTTCCCTCGATGGACCCATCAACACCATGATGCAGAAGGCCGCCGAGGCTGTCACCGCCGGTTTCACCAATATCGCCACGGTGACCATCCCGGCCGGAATGCTGGCCCTTGCTACGGCCATCACGAACGACATCCAGGTGGATGTCGCGTGGTTGAACATGAGTGCCGAGTGGGGGGCTGCTGTCTCCACGGCCCTAGTGGACATCTCACTGAACGCCGTTCCTATCGGTATGGCGCTCATCGGACAGGCCATCCTCGACGGGCTGAACCTGATCACCCCGCAATGGCAACTAGCGGGTCTAGTGTGGCAGACCGTAATTCTGGGTGCGATGAACACCATCGGCCTGACCGTGAATAACGGCCTGATCCAGATGCAGATCACGGTGGCCAACGGAATGGCGGCCATCACAACCGTATTCCAGACAGGCTGGGGTGCCGTTGCGGCATCCACCGTTGTGGGTATGGCGGCGGTGACGGGCACCGTAAACGGCGAGATGCCGAAGGTAACGGATTCGGTGCGTAGAACTGCCGATGGCATGACCCTGTCCTGGCAGGCCGGTTGGAATACGATGATACGCATCACAACCACCGGCGTCGAGGGCGTGGCTTCGCTGGTAAGCACCATGCCGAGTCGAATCATCGGCTCCATTCCCAGTCCGCTGACCATTCTCTATGAGATTGGTCGGGCGATCATGACGGGTCTGTTGAACGGCATCAAGGCAGCGGCTAACGCTGTCTACGAATACGTCTCCGGCATCGCTGGGCGTATTGCGTCCCTCAAGGGACCGCTGCCCTATGACCGTCGCCTGCTGATCCCTGCCGGTCTTGCCATCATGGAAGGCTTGAACAAGGGCCTTCAGGACGGCTTCGGGGCGGTTCAGCGCACGGTCGTGCGTATGGCACCGCAGATTGCAGATGCCTTCCAGAGTACGGATCTGAGTAATCTGGCTGACCTGCCCGATTCATTCGTTGCTTCCCAGTATGTATCTGGGGACATCGCATCGACGGTCTCCTCCGATGGGTTCGGGATTGACAAGGACGAGATCGCTCAGGGAATCATCTCCGGTCTGACCGGAAGCACGTTGAAGGTAGATGGACATGGCCTGGCCAAGATCGTGAACAACGACAACAACAGGAAGGGCCGAAGGGGCTAAAAATCGTGAGTAACCGACCTGGAGGGCACTCGTAATGGCCAACATCGTTGAGAGCTTCGACGGTGACAACGGGTCCGCCCCTTCGGGGACGGTGAATCCTGGCGCTGGCGGCATTGTCGACATCCAGGGAAACAAGCTCAGGACTCAGACCGGCCCTGCCGGAGATGCAACCGCCCTGTGGGGCCGGTCGGGTCTGGCTAACGGTGACCTGACCGTCGAGGTCACCCCGTCCAGCACGGATGGTCAGAGGCTGGACGTTCTGGCGCGTGCCTCCTCGCTCACCGGTAGTGGTGGCGGGGGTTCAGGCCCTGTCCCGGACACCATCCCGTTCACCATCACGAACAAGTCGGGCATCGATGAGTGCTACATCTACGTTCTCGGGACCCAGCTCACCACCGGGTATCAGGGTTGGTGTGACGAGGATGGCGTGTTCACACGGTGGACAACGGGTATCGGCCCGACGCCTATCGACGCTCCTGACGTAGCCATAACCGGGCCTACCGATGGAAACTCCATCACCATCGACCTGCCCAAGCTGTCGGGTCGCGTCTGGTTCTCGTACAACGACAAGATGGCGTTCAAGATCGTGGAGGACGGCCTGCTGGTTCAGCCAGCAGTTCAGAACCCTAGCGATCCGAACATTGATATCCTTTTCAACTGGTCTGAGTTCACGTTGGATCCGGGTGGACTCTGGATCAACTCCACTCAGGTCGACATCTTCGCCTCCCCGTATCAGGTTGGCCTTGAGCGCCCTGATGGTGCAGTCATCTCCACGGGCCGCCTGAAGGAAGACGGATTCCAGAACGTCGTTGACGCGCTGGAGGCCACGTCCGGATGGGAAGGGCTTGTAAAGTACAGCGGATCCGATGTTATCCGGATCCTGTCACCCACGCTGGCCATCGAGACGGATGATCTCGATGAGAATGTGTACCAGTCCTACATCAATCAGGCGTGGGATCGGTACAAGACTGACACGCTGGTTATTCGGCCTTACGCCGAGGATCCCGCACAGGTCTTCTACGGGACCGTAGACGGATCCAATGTCATGACCGTGAAGGACTCGTCCAACGTCACGGTGGCGACGTTCAACCGGCCTGATTCGGACTCCGTTTTTGGCTGCCACAATGACCTTGAGGCTCCGAACAACATTATCGGCGCTATCGCTAGGACCATTGCGTCGGCCTTGAACAGGTCGACCATGCACGTCAACCCGAACCAGCCTGACGCCACTGGCGCAGCGTTCTACCAGAATGTGCCGACCAACTATTACGCCAAGTTCATTCACCAACAGATGGTGAATGGGCGAGCGTATGCGTACGCATTCGATGACGTGGGCCAGCACGAGAGCCTGGTACACGATGCTCACCCGCAGGCAGCTTTCCTCCAGCTCGACCCTTTCACGGGGGCGGCCGAGGAACTGGGTGACGACTCTTCTGTCATCGGCTACGGGGACGGCTACACCCTGCGAGCTTCGGTCAGCTCTGGCGGACTGTCGATCAACAAGTACACCGCCGGTGTTCTGACTGAGCTGGCCACGGCAACCTTCTCGTGGGTCGCCGGTATCACCCACAAGATCCGGTTCCAGTTCTCGGGGAGCAACCTCCGAGCGAAGGTATGGAAGTCCACGGACTCCCAGCCTTCAGCCTGGACGATCGATACCACGGACTCTACGCACACGGCTGCTGCCAATATCGGTTTGGCGGTCACCACTCAGGTTGGCACCCGACTGGCAACTTGGGACAACCTTCAGGTCGTTGACCTGGATTCCTCAAGCGGCGGGGGTGGCAGCACAGGCGTCGTGAAATGGGAGTCCAAGGGCGACACGCTGGGCGGTGCTGAATCCGGGACCTGGAACATTCCGGTTCCTCCGGGTGTCGGCCCTGGCGACATCGTCATCGTGGATCTCTACAAGGAGAACGACCGAGACGTCACGAACTCCTCGGGCTTCCAGGAGATCGGTACACCCACTGCTACGGGCGGCCCTGACGACGAGCACCATCACCAGTTCTGGAAGCGGTCCACAGGCGTTGAGCCCGCGACCTACAGTTTCCAGTACAACACTGACGGTCTCACGGGTCCGCAGACCTGGCGTACCGGGGTGGCTAACAGATACTCGGGTGCGGATCCCACTGGGAATCCGGTGGAGGCATTCAGCTCCAACGCGGACGCCGGTCCGGACACGCTGTCACCTTCGGTCAGCCTGACCACGTCAGGGCCTAACCGGCTTCTGGTCTGGTCTGCCACCGTCTCGGACTATGCCAACCTCGACACGGCTCCGACCGGGTTCACCGAGCGTGTGGACGACGGCTACCACATCGCGGTGGCTACGAAGCTCCAGGAGGGCGCTGGGCTCTCTGGAAGTGTTGTCGGTGAGTTCTCCATCTCCTCGCCGCGTACGGCCCGTCTGCTGGCTCTGAAGCCCGGTTCTTCAGGCCCTGCCGCCAGTGTCCCGACGGTCTCCGCTGGTGCGGATGTCGCGCTGGATCTGGGTTCCACCTTGTCCCGGACGGCCACCGAGGATGACGGTGGGGCCTCCATTTCCGCCAGGTCTTGGAAGATTCAGTCCGGGCCTGTTATGTCCGGTACCACCCTGTCTACGACTTCCGTCCTCAACTGGACGCCTACGGTCACCGGCATCTATACGCTTCGATTCACGGCCACCAACTCGGCGGGCACCTCGTATGACGAGGTAACCGTGACTGTCTCGATACCGCCTCCCGCCCCTGCGTTGGAGGAGCCTGCGGAGACAGTTCATCTGGACCCCAAGAGCTGGTACGCCGGTCCCCTGGGGAACCTGCGTGAACTGGATACTCCGGAGACCGTGTCCTGCACCCAGGTTCAGTATGCGGGTATTCACCGAGGTCTGTCCGGAGCCTACGTCCAGGACTTCACGGGTGTCCGGTCGAAGTACGACCTGGACTTCGAGTGGCTGGAGTTCCCTGACTACCAGTGGCTGAACGCCATGAACACTCATCACCTCCCGGCTCCGTTCTACATCCGGGATCCTCTGCTGAAGAACCGATTGACGGCTTCCGCTAGTCGGTTGACGGCCGGTCCTTTGGTGGACCCTGGTATCCAGTCCTATGGAGTCATCACCCGGTCCCGGGACCTTCCCGACGGCCTGGAGATGGCGGGTCAGTCCGTGGTGATTGACGAGTGGCCCGGTCACCCTCTCAGTGTTCGGTTCGACGGTGCTCGACCTGTCCCTGCCTTCCCTGGGGAGGCTGTAACAGGCTCGGTGTATCTGAAGTCCGGTCCTGGCGAGAGTCAGGAGGGGATGCTGTGGTTCGAGTATTACGACAGGGACGGCTTGTATCTGGGCCGTTCTGAAGCTACGGAGTTCGCGGTTCCCGACGATGACTGGGAGCGCTTCTCTGTCTCGTATGTGACTCCGCTGGGTGTCGCTGCGATGCGTATGCGTCTGGACGTCGGAGCTATCGAATCTGATGAGACCCCGTCTGACGGCCCGTTGTATGTGGCTGCACCTCAGATCGAGGCGGGTCTCACCGCCACGGAGTGGCAGATCGGTGGGGCTATGACGCAGGTACTTATCCACGAGTTCAACGCGGAGTCGCCGCGATACCCATATTGGAATGTCGAAGTTACGTTCATGGAGGCTTAAGGCTTATGCAGACTCACGGTGGAGTTTCCGCTGCCACCGTCATCGAGAGCAATAGCCGGGAATTTCAGGTCCGGGTCCTCGTGGACTGGGATAGAGATGGCAAGTTCGAGTCCATCCTTTCCAACCTGAGCGACCTGGAGCTAGCCTCCGTCGTTGTGGACCGTGCCCTGAAGGGCGCGGCCCCCGAGGAACTTCTGCTCATCGAGGGCTACAGCGCGGCCGAGCTGGATCTTACAGTGGGTGGGGATTACAACGGGATGCCCCTTCCTGCTGTGTTCTCCCCTTACAACCGACAGTCGCCGTTTTACGGCAAGCACCTTCTCGGGTGCGAGATCAAGTACGAGATCATTGTCGATACCCCGATCGGCCAGGTGACGTACCCTCAATTCATAGGGGAGGTCCGGACTATCGAGCCGGACCGCTCTGACAACTCGGTTCGTATCACAGCCCTGGACAGGGTGGAACGGCTCAGGAAGCCAGTTCAGCTCCCGCCGTTCGCTATGAGCAGCGAGCACGTGAACTACGGGGAAATCAACTCGCAGTTGATCCGCTCCCATTGGGTGATCGACCATTGCCTTCGCATGTGCGATGTCGGGGTCGCCCCAAAGAGGCCCACGTTCCGGTACGAGCAGAATGTACCGGATGATGGACTTGACGGGGTTCTTCTGTATGTCACCGGGAACGGTTCTTATCTGCCGAGCGTGGGCTATCTGGACAACCCGAACGCCGACACATTCCCTGACGCGAGTACCCCGATGTATGCCGATACCGGGGCTCTGCACCCGGACGCCCCTGAAGGCTCGCTTCGCCCTCAGGCGTTCAACGGGCTGGGCCTTCCTGTTCAGCAGAGGTACGGAACTCCTGGTGACAAGGGGATCATCCGGTACTGGGCGGCAGACCAGGATAAGATCAACGCCAAGGGTAACCATTTCCTAGGCTTCACCTTGAACACCAACGGTGTTGACGGTAACGACTTCCAGTCTATCGGCGAGTTCCCTGTTCTTGAGGTTTACATCGGTAACGGTCACATGCTGACCGTGGTGATCTCTCAGGGCCAGGTGTGGTCGGAGCGGTGGAACTGGATCGGGGTGACCTCCGGGGTCCCCGCCAACATCACCAGGACGCAGAAGGTGGATATCCCCACCGGCCAGGACACGGTCGACATCTTCGTGATGTGGGACAACACGCCGGAAACGGGCTCCCGAGCTCAGGTCCGGGCTGGTGCGAACACCACAGGTCTTGTCCCGGTCGGTGATGATGTCCCGGACGGCACCAGCGTAGGTGCCGATCAGATCAAGGGCCGGGTAACCATCGGCCAAGCACTCAGCATCTCAGACGTCTATTACAGCGTCAGGAACTTCTATGGCGCTGAAGGGGACAACTTCTCAGAGGCGTACCGGGTCCCGAAGTACACGGGCAGTCTCGACCGGGGTTTGAACCGGTTCTCCTTCACGCCTACGTCCAAGCCGGTTGAGGCATGGGACGTGATCACCGAGGTTGCCGCTGCGGAGTTCGGAGCAGTGTTCTGGGACGAGGAGGGGTATTTCAGGTTCTGGAACTTCGACACGATCACCGCCAAACAGGCCAACATCGTCAGGTACATCACGCTGGACCATACCGAGAACCTGGGCATGGTCTCTTCCTTGGACTCGGTCCGGAACTCTTACACAGTCCAGGCGACTCGGCGTAGGGCTACCTTCACTGGCGCTTCCTACAATGCTTTCACCGATGCGCTGTACTCGTCTTCGGACCCGAACGAATTCTACGTGCCGGGCCGGACGGTTCGAACGTTCACCATCTGGCAGGACGACGTTCTGTCTCCGCTGACGTTCTACATGCAGAAGTACATGAGCACGGCTGGTACCACTTTCCCTGTATGGTCCGACACCATCGGGCACGGGTACTGCGTCCAGTACCTGATGGGCGGTACCTGGCAGGAGCGAGGTGACCGTCAGGGTGTGGACATTCGTGTCTACTTCACGGCCAAGGGCTACCTCCAGGTCACCGTGTGGAATGGCTGGGACGAACCTATCCGTCTGGCCAAGGGCACGGGTGAGCAGTCACAGGCTGCTTTCCGTTTCGCTGGAACCAAGATTTCGGATGATGAGGAACTGTCGATCCCCGTCAAGGATCAGGCATCCATCAATATCTTCGGCGAGCGGAATCTGACGCTGAAGGGTGACTGGTATCAGGAGGGCTTCGCCACCACCCTGATGGTCCCCAAGATGCTGGCCCGGACTAAGCAGCCTATCCCGGCTACGGACAACATCACGATTGCCGGTGACCCTCGGCTTCAGCTCGGGGACACGATCGGGGCTCACGACCCTGACGGGTTCGGCCCGGCTATGGCTCTCCAGATCCTCGGTATCCGAAGGTCATGGGACGAGGACGGCCTGACCGACGAGCTTACCGTCGAGATGGTTTCCCCGTTCAACCGTGACGATCCCGTTCCCATCCCTGGGTACGAGGATGAGGATGTGACGGGCAACCCTGGTACCAACCCGGGTGGTGGAGGTTCCGCCGGGAATCCCGGTCAGCTCCTGTGGATCGGACCTGCCGACGGTATGAACCACTTCGGTGTCTCGGTCGAGGGGGTCATGATGACCCAGGCTGAGATTTACACCGGGTTCGAGCAGGACGACGCCTTCGAACTGAAGGACGACAACAAGGCCGTCATCTTCAGGGCCGAGATGGATGGTCCGGTAACGGGTGGCTCTGTCTATCCTCGCACCGAGCTTCGTGAGTACGAGCAGAACGGGACGGCTTTCGCCGCCTGGAACGCCACCTCCGGCCTCCACTGGATGGAGGGCACCACCGCTATCACCCATCTCCAGCCCACCCAGAAGAACATCTGCTTCGCCCATGTCATGAACATCGGCGGCAGCCTTGTTCGTCTGCACGTTGAGGATGTGGCCGGTGTACTAAAGCTGACTTCTTACGTCAACGAGGATTTCCAGACCGAGTGGGATTCATACACCATCGGCCAGGAGATCAAGTGGCGGATCGAGGTCGAGAACGGCACGCTGCGAATCTTCCTGAGTGGAGAGGTTGCTCGTACCGAGGCCCTGGTGGCTACGAACTGCTGGTTCAATGCCGGGTGTTGGCCTCAGTCCAACGACGCGATCGACTCCCCTACGGAATACGCTTCCGTAGAGATGAAGGACTTCCGTCACTGGCACACCGGATGGCCTTCTCCGACCACGCCGGGCTACATCCCGGATCCCGGTGGGGGTTCTGGCGGTGGTGGCGGCGGTCCGGGTCTTCCGCCGGTTGGTGGCGGGGAGACAGCTGCCGGGCGGTTCGGTTGGGGTACCCCGCACCCGATCTCTGACACCTTCGATTACACGGGTGCGCCTGACCCCTCCAAGTGGGGCAACAGCCCCGATGAGGGTATGCCCGGTCACAACGGCAATGGACGCCGTGTGGCTTACTGCACCACTGTCTACGACGGAAAGATGGTCCTTCACGGGTATCCCAACGGGGATACCGGCTGGATCCGCCAGAACATCGACGTCCAGTACGGGCGTTGGGAAACCAGGGTTCGTTCTCAGAACCTCGGTGGTGGTGGCGAGCCTTACCACGTTCTGAACCTGATTTGGCCGACCAGTGAGAACTGGCCGGGTGACGGCGAGTACGACTGGTTCGAGATCGAGGACCCGGACGCCGACTTCATGCAGGCGTACCTGCACTATCCGCACCCGAACATGCCTGTAGAGCAGGAATGGACTCGTTTCAACGGGGCCAATGCCAACGACTGGCACAATATCGCGTTCGAGTGGGGTCCCGGCGGCCTGAAGGGTTGGGTCGACGGCCAGGACTGGTATGCCTTCTCGGGTGGCGGTGGTCCCGCGGGACGTTCCAACATCCAGAACATGCCCCGGGGGCATCTTGTCCATCAGCTCGACAACTTCGGTAGCTCAAGGGAAGCGATCTTCGAGATTGATTGGTCCCTGTTCTACCCACTTAACCCATAACCACAGGGTGATCAATGATCCCACACGTACGTCGCGGAAAGCGGATAACAGCCGCTCATCAGAACCAGCTCATCGACCAGGTGAACCAGAACACCGACGACCTCGCCACCAGGGCGGGTCTGGACAACACCGATGGGGATCCTGGCGGAACCCTGTACGTCGGCTCCAACGAACCCGAGTCGCCCGTGACGGGCGATATCTGGATCTCTCCCCTCTAACCAGAACGGACTTCTACAATGACTCTTACCCTTTCTGCGGCTGCCCGTTCTGCTATGGCGGACACACTGGTCGACCTTCTCGACGCCGGTTCCGGAGCAGGGACTATCGAGATCCGATCCGGTAGCCGACCTGCGGGTCCGGGCACCACGGCCACCGGCACTCTGCTGGCGACTGTGACCCTGATCGACCCGGCATTCGGCAGTGCCTCCTCGGGTGTCGCCACGATGGCCGACCCCAACGCCGTGACCGCTGTCGCTGATGGGACCGCTACGTGGTTCCGTGCCAAGGATTCCAGCGGCACCGCGGTGTTCGACGGCAAGGTGACCGCTACCGGCGGTGGCGGGGATCTGACTCTGGCTACCACCACGATCACGACGGGTCTGTCCGTGGACATCACCTCGGGTGGAACCATCACCCAGCCTGCCGGGACTGCGGACTGATCTATGGCCCTTATCGATGACTTCAATGACGGGACGTTCAACACCTCGCTGTGGGGGATGTGGGCCGCCGGAACAGTTGTCGAGGGGAGTGGTTACGCCGAGATCACCTCGACGGCCGGTGGGGACTGGCATGGCTTCTCTGACGCTGTCGGGGCGGTAGACCGCAATGACGCGTTGGTCGCTGTCAAGGTCTCGGTCCCCTCGGCTGTCGCGGGTCCCGGGTATTGGCCCATCCGATTGGACATCAGCGGTGGTGGTGAAGCTGAATGGACGATCGCTAACGACGCCGGGACCGTTTACCTGAGGGTCGAGCGGGCAGGTGTCGGTATCCCGTGGGACCGACCCGTCAACATCGTCTATAACCCGGCGGTACACGTCTGGTTGGCGATCGGATTCAGCGGCGGGAACCTTGTAGCCCGCTGGTCCACCGACGGAACGAGCTGGACGACTGAGCACACTGAGACCAACCCGTTCAGCACGACGCTGGCCGGGATGAGTTTCATGGTCGCTTCTCCGTCCTCGGGGACGACCACGATGCGGGTGGACGAGGTCCGGACCCTTGAGACGGTCAACCAGGGCGCGTTATCCACCAGCTCACCGCTGCCTACGGCCAGTG